CCCGCCTGCTCCAGATGCTCGTTCCGCCTGTTCAGCGCGGGATCCGGATCGAAGCCATGGGCCTGCGTCTCGTCGCCCTGGCCTGGGTGCTCAATCCCGGGTACTTCACCGGCGCTCCGTCCCTGCGGCAGCTGGCACGACGCTGCGGCGTCACCCCGGCCGCACTCGCCCGCTACACGGGCCAGTACAGCCGCCTGATCCGGTGGCGTCATCGTGGGCAACGCCACGCCTGGAACTGGCGTCATCAAGCTCCGTCAATCAGTCCTAATCGAACACGCAAGACTACCCCTTAGGCATGTACCGCGAATCATCCTGCGGAGGGTTGGGTAGAGGCTTGTTGAGTTCTTCCCAGGCCTTCTCTAGCGGCACTCTGCCTTCCCTCTGTTCAGGATGCCCTGCGTCTGAATGGGACGGCCTGACCGGGCCCACCGTTGGGCTCAAAGCCGCAGGAGAGTGCGGCTTGATCATGCGCCCGGACCGGACTGCTTCAATCGCCTCCCGAAGTTGTGCATGGAAACTGTCCGCGCGCGGCATGAATCGAAGGGGAAACGGCGTCCCTCCTCTGCCGGTTACCACTACGGTCGCGTAACCGAGCAACTGCCCCAGGAGCGGCTTGATGAGGAACACAGCTTCGACGTCCTCGAGCCGTAATTCGCCGGAAAATCTGAGAAGTAGTCCAATCCGGAAGTTCAGTCGCTTGTTGGTCAGAACATACTGGGTCATCAGGAAGTTCAGGGCGAAAGGCACGAAGAAGAGCACGCCGAACAGAATCGGCATCGCGATGAAGATCCACTCGAGAGCTGGCATTCCTTGGCTCTGGCCCCCGAGCGTCACAAGTCGGCGCCAAACAGAATGGAAGGTGAAACTCAACAGAGTGATGAAGACCGCCGGCAGAACCCCAATCGCGAGAACGCCCCAATGGCACCGCTCCCTGACCAACGTGAATTCCTCGATATTCGAGCTCATGTGGATCCCCGGATTCCCGGAGGGGATTGAATCGGATACTGCCGCCGAATCCAAGCCGTTTCCACTCCCGGCCACCCCGCCGTCTTGCGCTGGCCTATTCCTTTCCGGATTCACGCATGCGTCAGTTCGAACGTTCCCCCTTACCTGATGACGACGCGACCGACACGGCCCAGCGGCGGCCTGACAGTGCCTCAGCGGGCGAGAGGCCGCCGGCCCGTGGCGGCGAAGGCGAACGTCGGCGCTGATGTGAAAACGAGCGAGAACCGGCAGAGAATGAACGAGACAGGCAAGCGAGCACCGCTGGGGCTTCAGGGTAGGAAGTCTCCTACGTAACCCGTTGGGCCGCAGGTTAGGCGCCAGCCCCGACAATGCGTATGAACGACCGAAAAACAAAAAAACGCGCAGGAGTTCCGCCAAATCCTCCGGTTTCCTAGGAAACTCGCAGGTTTCGACCCGAGCCGCTTCACAGTTTTGACGCCTCTGCCGACCCGTTCAAAAACCCCTGACCCGATCACGTTATGACCCCACGCAACAAGCGTTCGACCCCAGCGCCGGCTCCGACCGGCCCGGCCGTCAACTGCGCCTTCGACGAGCTGGTCCCGCTCGAAAAGCTGGTTCCGAACCCACGCAACCCGAACCAGCATCCGCCGGCGCAGGTCGCGCTCCTGGCCAAGGTGATCGCCCACCAGGGGTGGCGTTCGCCCATCGTGGTGTCGCGACGCTCGGGCTTCATCGTCTCCGGTCACGGGCGATACGAGGCGGCGAAGTTGCTCGGGCTGTCCGCAGTGCCTGTGGACCTCCAGGACTTTGCCACCGACGCGGACGAGTGGGCGCACCTGGTCGCCGACAACCGGCTGGCGGAGTTGGCCGAAGCGGACGCGGGGGCGTTGAAGGAACTCCTGGGCGAACTCAAGGCGGCCGACTTCGATCTCGACCTCGCCGGGTTCGACGCCGACGCCCTCGCGGCCCTCTTGGCCGATCCGCCCGAGCCGGCGCCACCGGAGGACTTCAAGTCCGTGGACGAGAACGTGCCCACCGAGTTCCAGTGTCCGCGCTGCAGCTTCCGCTGGTCGGGAAAGCCCTCGTGAACGCCCCGGTCCCCAAGGCTGAACTGTGTGCCCTGCGCCGGGCCATCGACGGCATCGACGATGCCTTGGCCAGCTTGCTGGTCTGTCGCCTGTGCTTGTCGCACCAGGCCCAGACGTTGAAGGCGAAGGCCGGGCTGCCGGCGTTCGACCGGGCGCGCGAGGTCGAAATCCAACACCGCTACGAGCAGCGCTGGGCCGGCGCATCGGTTGTTGCCCGCGCCATCCTCACCCTCTGCCGTGAAGACTGAGAAGCCTCCCTATCGTGTCCCCAGCATGGCCGAGATCGCCGCGGTGCCTGACAACGGCCTGCGCGTAGTGTCCACGTTCAGCGGGTGCGGTGGTTCCTGCCTGGGCTACCGGATGGCGGGCTACCGGGTCGTGTGGGCGAACGAGTTCATCCCGGCGGCGGCCGAGACGTATCGGGTCAACCATCCCACCACGCCGCTCGACACGCGAGACATTCGCAAGGTCCAACCGGCCGAGATTCTCGAGGCGACGGGACTCAAGGCGGGCGAGATCGATGCCGTAGAGGGGAGTCCTCCCTGCGCCAGCTTCAGCACCGCCGGCAAGCGCGAAAAGCACTGGGGCAAAGCGAAGCCCTACAGTGACACGGTCCAGCGCGTGGACGACCTCTTCTTCGAGTACATTCGCCTGGTCAACGGCCTGCGCCCGCGCGTGTTCGTGGCGGAGAACGTCAGCGGTCTCGTCAAGGGCGTCGCCAAGGGGTACTTCCTGGAAATCCTGGCCAAGCTCAAAGCCTGCGGCTACCGGGTCGGCTGCAAGGTCCTCGACGCGCAATGGCTGGGCGTCCCCCAGGCGCGGCAGCGGACCATCTTCATCGGCGTGCGCGAGGACCTGGGCCTCGATCCGGTGTTCCCCAAACCCTTGCCCTACCGCTACAGCCTGCGCGAGGCGCTCCCCTGGATCGTGCGCGGCAAGTACGGCCCGGCGTGGAAGGCGGCCGATGCGCCCAGTCCCACCGTCAGTGCCGGGCGATCCTACAACCCGGCCACGAGCCACCAGGGCCTCGAGCTCGTCGAGGCGCGAATCACGGGCGGGACCGGCGCCGCGTTCGACGAGAAGGGTCGGGCGTATGACCTCGATCAGCCCTGCCCGACCGTGCTCGGGACCAAGCCCAACCAGTTCGAGGTCGACATGAGCCGCTTCGCCATCAGCCGGGAATGGGACAAGCTCAAACCCGGCCAGGCGTCGGACAAGTACTTCAACCTGGTGCGGCCGCATCCCGACCAGCCCTGTCCCACCATCTGCGCCTCGCACGGCCATCCCGGGATCGCGTCGGTCACGCACCCGACCGAGAAGCGCAAGCTGACCATCGCCGAGTTGAAGCGCATCTGCGCCTTCCCCGACGACTTCGTCCTGACCGGCAGCTACTCGCAGCAGTGGGAGCGCCTGGGGCGAGCGGTTCCGCCGGTCATGTCGTTCCAAATTGCACGCACCATCCGCGATGAAATCCTCACTTGAAATCCCCCGGCATTGGACGTTCCGCAGCCGTGCGGTCGCCCGGCACTTCGATCGGCACGTCAGGGACAGCCTGCCGTGGTATGACCTGGCCACCAACGCCGTGGCCCACTTCGGCCGGCACTACATTCCGCGGAGTGGGGTCGTCTACGACATCGGCGCTTCGACCGGGAACATCGGGCTCGCGTTGAGGGACACGCTCGACCAGCGCGGCGCGCGGTTCCTCGCCATCGAGGAGAGCCGGGAGATGGCGGACCGCTACCAGGGACCGCCGGAGTTGGTGGTCGCCGACGCCGTCACGTTCGAGTACGAGCCCTTCGACTTCGCGGTTCTCTTCCTGGTCCTCATGTTCCTGCCGGTCGACACCCGGGCCGCGTTCCTGCGCCGGCTCCAGGGCCTCACGAAGTCCGGCGGGGCGCTCCTGATCGTCGACAAGATCCAGATGCCACCGGGGTACGTCGGCACGGCGTTCAGCCGTCTGACCTTGCAGCAGAAGCTCGCCGTGGGCGCCCGGCCCGACGACATCCTGCGCAAGGAACTCTCGCTGGCCGGCTACCAGCGCCCGCTCGACCCGGCGACGATGCCCGACTCCGCCCGGACATTCTTTCAGGTCGGCGAGTTCGTCGGGTGGATCCTCGCCGCGCCGGAGCGCTGACCATGGCCGACACGGGCGTCATCACGGTCGATCAACTCGTCAAGCTCTCCGGTCTCACCGATCGCCGGCTGCGGGAACTCGCTGCCGATGGCTGGTTCCCCAAACCGGTCAACGGTCAGTATCAGCTTGTCCCCACCATCCAGGGCCTCCTGCGCTACTACCGCGAGCGGGAGCAGTCCCGCGTCATGCTCGATGCCTACGACAGCATCGGCGCGTGCGCCGCCGCCACGGGCATCCCACTCTCGACCATCAAGCACGCCAAGCGTCAGGGCTGTTCAGCCTTCCGCGGGAGTCGCGTCTACCTGGGCGGGCTGTTGCGCTGGATGTTCGAGTCGCCCGAGCGCTCGCTGGTCAACTACGACCAGGAACGCGCCCAGCACATCATTCTCCAGAACGCCAAGCTGAAGGTCGAACTCCGCAACCTCAAACGCGAACTCATCCCGGTCGATGAAGTCACCCACCTGGGAGCGGAACTGGGCTCGGCGATCCGGAAAGTCGTCAGCCGCGTTCACCGCCTGGCGCCTTCGCTGGAAGGCCAGACGGTTGCCGTGATCGAAGACCGGTTGAAGGAGGAAGAGGACGACATCCTCAAGCAGTTGCACACGCTCGATGAGCATCTGAGCGCGTGGCAGCGGGCCGAATGATCGTCCCGGGACCTTCGGTCGGCGCGCTCCGGCGTGCGACCGGTCATGGGTGTGTTATCAGCCCCGACATGTTCCTGCGCTTCAGTACCTCGATCTCATAGCTGAGGTCATTCAGAATGTGCCGCCTCGACGCATCGTTTCCGCGGTTCCTGCGAAGGCTTTCCTCCAGTTCGGAAACACGCCATTCGACGTTCCGAACCTCACGGCCGTCACGCTTGAGCCGATCGATCTCGATCCACAGGTCTCCGGCAGACTGGCGAGGACCACATCGTTGACCGGAGCGTGCCTGGAGGTCAGCCACCGTCGAGGCCATGTTCCGAGTCGCCCGCCGCACTACTTGAGGATCAGAATCTCGTTTGGCCTCTTCAGTGGTTCGAGTCAGCTCCCTGCGGGAGGACGGACCACAACGCGCCAGCAACGCGGCCAGCCCAACCACCAGAAGGTAAAGCGGCTTCATCAGCCTATTTGACCAACGGGGTGAAGGTGGTATTCAGCGCGTTTCGTTTTCAGATTGAGGGAGGAGGAAGACAGCATCCCCAAGCAACCGCACACGCTCGATGAGCATCTGAGCGCGTGGCAGAGGGCGGATTGATCGTCACTGGACCTTCCGTCGGCGCGCAACCTATAGGCTCGCCGATGAACCAGTTCACCGTCACCAGGCACGGCCACAGCCGGTTCTGGGCGGTCCGCGATGTGGCGGGCGAACTGGTCTGCCTCTGCGTCTATAAGCGCGGCGCGGTGGAGGTCGCCCGACGACTCCAGACCGTCGCCCCGACTTCGCTCGAATTGCATGAATCCACGTCGGCTTGGACCGGCGAGGCCGGGTCCAAGATTTCCATGGATTCCCTTGGACAGCCCACGCCGCCCCACCGTAGCGAGGCTCACGATCGGAGCGGAATAACAACAAAACCAGAACGGAGCACAGTATGAAGAACAACAAAGACGCAGCGAAGGAAACGGCGAAGACTCAACCGCAGACCGCAGCCCCGGCCCCCGTGCAAAACGGCAAGGCGAAGACGCCCAAGGCCAAGAAGGAATCGGCCCCGAAGGCCGAGGTGAAGGCCGACACCGAGAGCGAGCCAGTCGACCGGCTGCCGACCACGGTGGCGGAACTGAAGGAGAGCAAGAGCGGGTTGGTGACGTTCCTGTTCCTGAGCGGCAGGGACAAGGACGAGATCGCCAAGGAGTTGCAGGCGACCTTCAAGCTCGCCGAGTCCCAGGCGGTCAAGATCGTCCGCC